AGCCCTTGAAAAGATGGTGCCGAAGGTCAGGATTGAACTGACGACCTACTGATTACGAATTAATAGCCACCCACTAACGGGGGATAACATACCAGAACGTTGCGATCCATCATGCCATTGAAAAGATGCAATTCTCTGGGATTTTGCGTAACATCCGATAACGCGGCACACCGCCGACTACCCTACCTGTTGCGTTACCCCGGCGTTACCCCGAGAGGATGCCATGCCCGCCGTCAACCTTACAGCGCGATCGGTCGAGAACTGGAAGCCGGCCCCGAAAAAGCGTCAGGAAATTCCCGACGGGCTCGTGACGGGGCTCTATCTGGTGGTGACCGAACGCGGGGCGAAGTCATGGGCACTACGCTACCGCCATGCCGGCAAGCCCCGCAAACTGACCTTGGGCCAGTACCCGGCGCTGCCGCTGGCAGATGTCAGGGAGTTGGCGCGACAGGCCCTGATCCGGGTTGCCAAGGGCGAGGACCCGGCCGCCGATAAGGCCGTTGCCGCCGCCGCGGCCAAGGCGGAAAAAGAGGCAGAAGCCATTGCGATTAAAGATAAATTTATAAATGTTGCTGATTTGTTCCGTCATCGATATATGGAGCCAAAGAACAGAAGTGCCAGTGAATCCAGCAGGATACTGGCCAAAGTGGTGGTTCCGGTCTGGGGCGAGCGGTCGATCCACGAGATCAGTCGGCGGGATGTGATCGAGCTTCTGGACAGCATCGTTGACCGTGGATCGCCCATCATGGCCAACCGGGTGCTGGCCCTGGTGCGCAAGCTGTTCAACTGGGCGATCGAGCGCGGGATCATTGAGGCCAGCCCGGTTGCCGGGATCAAAGCCCCTGGCAAAGAGGAAAGCCGGGATCGGGTGCTGACCGATGGCGAACTGGCCGAAGTGCTGGCCGCCGCCGACAAGATGGGTTGGCCGTTCGGCGCGGTGGTCAAGCTGCTGGTGCTGACCGGCCAGCGGCGGGATGAGGTGTCGACCATGAAGTGGTCTGACGTTGACTTTGGTCGCTCCCTCTGGACTATCCCGGCGGCCATCGCCAAGAATAACCGTATCCACGAAGTGCCGTTGACCCCAGCGGCGGTGACCGTTCTTTCGGCGGCACCCCGCGGTAGTGATCTGGTATTCAGCACGACCGGCCGCACACCGGTATCTGGCTTCTCCAGGGCAAAGGAAAAGATAGATGCCCTGGTGACAGAAAACAGGGGTGAACCTCTGCCCGATTGGCGGCTTCACGACTTGCGCCGGACTGCGGCTAGCGGCATGGCACGCCTTGGTGTGCCGCCTCATGTGGTGGAAAAATTGCTCAATCATTCAAGCGGCACCATCAAAGGCGTGGCCGCGGTCTATAACCGCCACCAGTATCAGGACGAGTGCCGACAGGCCGCCGAACTGTGGGCGCGCCACGTTGGGGGGCTTTTTTCAGGTTTGGCGATCTGAGGCTGCGAAAGTTGCGAAACCTGCGAAAGCGGCCCTGAAATCATTATTTCACAAATGGTTAGCCTGGAGCGGAAGTTGCGCAAGCGCTGCGAAAGTTGCGAAAGTCCGACTGGTCAAGGCAAGGGCGATTGGCGTGCTACGCCGAGATACGGCTTGCGCTACTCCCGTGCATCGGGATACTATTTGAAATACAGATCGTATCCCACACAGGAACCGCCACCATGTCCGACCTGATCCCGTGCAGCATCCGCGCCCGCCATGAACACCATGCCCTGTTGCGCCGGGTTGCAGCCGCCCTGCGAGCCAACCCCGCCACCGCCGAAGCGATCGAAGCCGCCCTTGCTGGTGCGGCTGTCCCGCCGCCGGCCGGCGCTGATGTGATCGAACGGCTTGAAAAGGTCGAGCGGTTGGCCCAGTGGCTGGAAACGCGCGCCCAGGACGCCGAAGCGCTGGCGGGCCGGGTGGGCGAGCTGGAAGCGGGGCTTGCGGCGTTGCAGCCCAAACGTAGCGCGAAGCGAGATACTGAGCGAGCTACCGAGCGTGACCCGCGGCAGGTTGATCTTGAAGACCTGACGGGGAAGCTGGAACAACCGGCCCCCGCCGCCGTAGCGCACCCCGTAGCGCCAGCGGATGACGATTTCCCGGCCCGCCTGGCGGCGGTGATCGAGGCCCGAGGGATCAGCAAGGCCGATGCCGACAAGAAGGCCGGGCTGTCCAACGCGGTGGTGTCCAAGATCATCAAGGGGTCAAAGGCGGCCACGGTACGCGACCGGGAAAAGCTGGTTGCGGTGTTCCCGGAGCTGGCGGGATGAGGATTATCACCCTGCCTCGCTGGCCGCGGCCTGTTGCCCTAGCGACAAGCGCACCATATAAGGTACGATCATCCGATGATGGCTGAGCTTCGGCACAAGCGCCTGACTGCCCGTTTCTACCGCGGGCCGTCGGGCACGGAACCGGTTCGGGATTGGCTGATCGGCTTGGCTCCGGCGGACCGGCAGATCGTGGGCAAAGACCTGGCAACCGTCGAGTTCGGTTGGCCGGTCGGCATGCCCACCTGTCGCTCGGTGGGGCACCAGGGCTTGCGCGAGGTGCGCTCGACCATCAAACAGGGGAAAGTCGAAGCACGGGTCTATTTCGGCATCGACGGCGACCAGATGGTTCTGTTGCACGGTGCCGAGAAAAAGCCCGCCCGGCAAGCGGCCGATATCGCCACGGCCGAAAACCGGTGGTCCGACTACCAGCGACGCAAGGGGTAAGGCCATGACCATCGACAACAGCGGCCCGCTGGGCGGCACCTTGGAAGACCTGCTGACCGAAACCGGGGATCGGCACGCGGTCTATGACGCGGCGATCAAGCGCGTCCTGGCGTGGCAGATGGAAGAGGCCCGGCAAGCCGCCGAGATCTCGAAAACCGCGCTGGCGGCCACCGTCGGTACCAGCCGCTCACAGATCGACCGCACCCTTGACCCCGAAAACCTCGCCGTTTCCCTGGAAACCCTCAACCGGGTGGCGGCGGCCCTGGGCAAGCGCTTGAAAATCGAGCTGGTGGACGCCTGATTTCCGCCCGCTGCCGGCAACCATGCGAATTTCCCATAGTTGCCGCCAGGCCATGCCTCACGGGTCCTTCCCCCGAAAATGAACCGGGGGTCTGGGTGGCGCGGCACCCGCCTAGCTGCGAAGGTTTACAAAGGGGGTTCCGGTTGGCGTGTAAATAGTTTACAAAGGTGGCGTTTGTCCTTCTGCGCCAAGGCGTTGCGATGGCCACCCAAGCGGAAATTGCCGGGCACCTGTTCCTGTCGGATCGCTCGATCCGCGAGCTGATCTCGAAAGGGGTCTTGCCGGCGGCCCGCAAGGGCGAGCTGAACGTTGACCGCTGCCGCGAGCTGTACATTCTGCACCTGCGCAACACCGCCGCCGGCCGGGCCGGCTTGCTTGATGGTCCGGCCGATGATGAGGGGCTCGACCTTGACGCCGAGCGGGCGGCCCTGGCGCGGGAGCAGCGCGAGCATTACGCGCTGAAGAACGCTTCCCTGCGGCGCGAGCTGCTGCCCCACGGGGAAATCACCCTGGCCGTGACCGCGGCCTTCACCCATGTGCGCGACGGCCTGTTGTCGCTGGCCGGGCGCCTGGCGGGGCCGCTGGCGCGGCTGACCGATGAAGCGGCGGTGCGCGAGCGGCTGGCCGATGCCATCGGCGCGACCTTGGCCGAGCTGTCGGAAGCGCGCGTGATCCCGAGCGAGGGGGGCGTTGATGCTTGAGCTGGCGCTGTCGCCCCAGGCCGCCACCATCGCCAGCGGCTGGTTTGCCGCCTTGCGCCCGCCGCCGCGGCTGTCCCTGGCCCAGTGGGCGGAAAGCCACGCCCGGCTCTATGATGGCCGGCGCTTCGTGCCCTATGCCTACCAGCGGGCGATCCTGGATGCCATGACCGACCCGGCGGTGGCGCGGATCACCCTGATGAAGTCCAGCCGGGTCGGCTATACCCAGATGCTTTCGGTCGCGATCGGCTATTTCATCGCCCACCAGCCGAGCAAGATGATGGTGTTGCAGCCGGCGACCGAGGACGCCGAGGACTACAGCAAGGACACCATCGATCCGCTGCATGACTGGCCGGTGCTGGCGGGCCTGCTGGCCGAGGTCGGCAGCCGCAAGAAGGCCGACACCATCAAGCGCAAGTCGTTTCCCGGCGGCAGCCTCAAGATTGCCGGCGCCAACAGCCCGCGGGCGTTCCGCCGGATCGATCTGGACAAGATTTTCTTCGATGAGATCGACGGCTATTCGGACGCGGCCGGCATCCAGCGGGAAGGCGATCAGATCAGCCTGGGGCAGAAGCGGCTTCAGCAATCGCTGGCACCGCTGGCAGTGCTGGGGTCGACGCCGACGATCGAGGGCCGGAGCCGGATCGCCGACTGGTTCAGCCGGGGCACCATGGAACGGTTTCACCTGCCATGCCCTCACTGTGGCGAGTATCAGCCGCTGGTGTGGGGCGATGGCACCGGCGCCGGCCTGCGCTGGCAGGATGATGACCCGGCGACCGTGGTCTATGCCTGCGTCAACGGCTGCGTGATCAAGGAAAGCCACAAGCTGGAGCTGCTGGAGCGGGGCCGCTGGGTGGCCGAGCATCCCGAGCGCGCCGGGCACCGCTCGTTTCACATCTGGTCGGCTTATTGCCCGCTGCCGGGTGCGGCGTGGTCGAAGCTGGTGGCCGAGTTCCTGGAGGCCAAGAAGTCGCGTGAAAAGCTGCAAGTTTTTACAAATACCGTATTAGGAGAAACCTGGGTTGACCGAGGCGAAGCACCAGAATGGCAGCGGCTCTATGAGCGGCGCGAAGCCTGGGAGCCGGGCACGGTCCCGGCCAGTGGCCTGTTCCTGACCGCGGGCGCCGACGTCCAGCGCGACCGGATCGAGGTCAGCGTTTGGGCGTGGGGCCGGGGCAAGGAATCATGGCTGATCGACCATCGGGTGATCGAGGGTGACCCGTTCACTGATGCGCCCTGGTACAGCCTTTCGGCCCTGCTGGGCGAAACCTGGCGCCATGAGCACGGGGTTGACCTGGCGGTAACCCTGCTGGCGATCGACGCGGGCGACGGTGTGACCATGGAAGCGGTCAAGACGTGGGTGCGCACCGCCGGGCCGCGGGTGATGGGGATCAAGGGGTCGAGCCAGGCCCTGGCGCCGATCCTGGGCACACCCCAGGCCGCCGAGATCAACTACCGGGGCAAGCGCATCGGCAATGGCGTCAAGCTGTGGCCGGTGGGGTCGGCGGCGGCCAAGGGTGAGCTGTACGGCTGGCTCCGGCAGCCGAAGCCGCTTGATGGCGAGCCGTATCCCGCGGGATACGTCCACCTGCCAACCCATGTCGGGGATGAGTTCTGCCGCCAGTTGGTGGCCGAGCACCTGACCCGGCGCACCGTGGCGGGCCGGGTGGTGGCCCAGTGGGAAAAGCTGCGCGACCGCAACGAAGCGCTCGACTGCCGTTCCTACGCCCGCGCGGCCGCGGTGCGCCAGGGGCTCGACCGGATGGGTGAAGCGGCCTGGGCGGCGCTTGAGGCCGCGGTCGGCAGCCCGCCGCCGGTTCCCGTCACCGTAACGGAAACGCCCGCGCCGCAACCCCGCGCCACCGTGGCGCCCCCGGCACCGCGGGGCAACCTGCGCTCGCGTTACGTCACAGGCTGACCCGATCTGTAAATAGTGTAAATTTCAGGCTGTAAATTTACTTTACAATACGGTATGATCGGGCAGTTGAAGGGGGCTGCCCGTGCTCGACCGTTTTTTGAACCTGCTGGGACTTCAGCGCCGCTCGCTCGATGCGGGATCGGTTTCGCGCCGCTGGCCGGCCGGGGCGCGCCTGTCCAATCTGAACAGTGATATCCTGGGCCAGGGCCGGACCATCCGCGAGCGGGCCGCCTACTACAGCCAGAACAATGCTCATGGGCGCGCTGCCGTCGCCGCCCTGGTGAGCAACATCGTCGGCCCCGGCATCGTCCCTTCGCCCCAGCACCCGGACCCGGCGGAACGCGCCCGGCTGGCCGAGCTGTGGTTGCGTTGGACCGATCAAGCCGATTTCGACAACGGCGGTGATTTCTACCAGCTCCAGGCCCTAGCCGTGCGCCAGATGGTCGAGACTGGCGAGAGCTTCGGCCACCTGATCGCCGATGGCCCCGAGCTGCCCCTGTCGATCCGCCTGTTGCACCCCTCACAGATCCCGATCGAGTGGAGCGTGGGCAGCGTGGTCAACCCGCTGGTGCGGGGTGGGGTCGAGTTCGACACCCAGGGGCGCCGACTGGCCTATTGGGCGCTGCCGTTCCGGCCGGATGATCCCTTGCTGGCCCTGACCACCGCCGCCTATACCCCGGTGCGCCTGCCGGCCAGCGAGGTGGTGCACCTGATGGACCCGGCCGAGCCGGGGCAGATCAGGGGCTTGAGCTGGTTTGCGCCCGTAATGGTGGCCCTCTCCGAACTCGATCAGATGAGCGACGCCGCCTTGGTCGGCGCCAAGGTGCGCAACCTGATCTGCGCGGCCATGATCGACCCGGAAGGCAACGGCGGCGGGCTGGCGGGCGATCAGACCGGCGGCACGCTCGACGTGTCGTTGGAACCCGGCGCCATCCTGCCGTTCCAGCCGGGACGCAACATTGAGTTCTTCGACCCCAAGGAAAGCACCGCCTACGGCCCCTTCACCAAGGAACACCTGCGGGCGATCGCCGCCGGCCTGGGCCTGCCCTATGAGCTGCTGACGGGTGACCTGTCCTCGGTCAACTACAGCTCAATTCGCGCTGGCTTGGTCGAGTTCCGCAAGCGCCTGTCGTACTGGCAACATTCGGTCGTGGTCTTCCGCTTCTGCCGGCCGGTGTGGGACCGCTTCATCGGCGCCGCGGTGCTGGCCGGGCTGATCGACCCTGCGCACTACGCCCGTGATACGGTCGCGTATCACCGCGTGGAATGGCTGCCGCCGCGTCAAGAGTGGATCGATCCGCTCAAGGATGCCCAGGCCGAAATCGAGGCGATCAACGCCGGCCTGATGTCCCGCCGCCAGGCCGTGGCCGCCCGTGGGGGCGACGTTGACCAGCTCCGGGCCGAGATCGCCGCCGAACGGGCCGCGGATCAAGTGGCCGGCCTGACCTTCGAGGCACCGGCAAAACAGATCGCCCCTGCGGAGGTGCCGACCAATGTCTGACGGTATCCTGACCCGTAGCGCTGGCCGTATCGCCACCACCCTGAACCGGGACGCCCGCACGGTCGAAGGCGTGGCCGTGTCCGGCTTCGCTCCCGCCATCCGCGACCCGCGCCGGGGCGAGGGTGACCCCGCCGGCACCGGGCAGCCGTGGGTGGAAGAAATCGACCCGGCCGGCGCCGACCTGGCCGCCTTCCGCGGCCTGCCGCTGCTGCTCGACCACCAGGCGACCACCCGCGCGGCCGTGGGCACCGTGCCCGGTGCCCGGCTGGAAAACGGGCAGGTGGTGGTTGGGCTGAAGTTCGACCCGACGCCCACGGCCGACGTGGCCATGACGCAGGTGGAAAGCGGCTCGGTCCGCGGCCTGAGCATCGGCTACCGGACCCTGAAGCGCGCCCGCGTCGGCACCACGCCTTCCGGCTTGCCGGTGTTCCGGGCGATCGCTTGGCAACCCCTGGAAATCAGTTTGACCCCGCTGCCGGTTGATGCCAGCGCCACCATCAGGAGCCTGAACGTGGAAAACGACGCCGCGGCCACCGCCGCCACCACCGAGGCCGCCGGTACCGCGGCCATCACCGGGGACACCCTGACCCGCGCCGACAGCAACCGGGCGATCCGCTCGATTGCCGCGCTGGCCGGGCTCGATGTCGCCTGGGCCAACGACCAGATTGACGCTGGCGCCACCGCCGATCAGGCCCGCGCGGCTGCCTTCGAAGCCATGGGCAAGCGCTCGCGCCAGACGGTCGACAACCGCGCGCCCGCCGGTCAGATCACCGTGGGGCACAGCTATGATGACCCGGCGGTGATGCGCCGGAGCATGAGCGATGCCCTGGCGCACCGCCTCGCCCCCGGTGCGGTCAAGCTGGAAGGCCCGGCGATCCAGTTCCGCGGCCTGCCGGCGCTGGCGATGCTGGGCCAGTTGGCCGCCGCCCGCGGCGAACGGCTCAACCCCTGGGACCGCGAGGCTCTGCTGACCCGCGCTGTCGGCACCCACACCAGCAGCGATTTTCCCCTGTTGCTGGCCGATGCCGCCAACAAGGCTTTGCTCGGGCAGTATCAGGCCGCCGCGCCGACCTATCGTCAGCTTGCCAGCCAGAAGTCGTTCCAGGACTTCAAGGCCCACAACTTCCTGCGCCTGGGCGATTTCCCCACCTTCAAGCCTCTGGCCGAAGCCGGCCCGACCTTCTACGGCACCCTGAGCGAGAACCGCGAACAGGTGAAGGCCAAGGAGTTCGTGACCGGCCTGATCATCGGCCGCGAAGCCTTGATCAGCGACGACTTGTCGGCCCTGTCGGACTTCAGCAGCCTGATTGCGGTGCGTTCGGCCCAGTTCGAGAACAGCACGGTTTATGCCCTGCTGGCCAACGTCGGGCCGACCCTCTCGGACGGCTACGCGCTGTTCAGCACCCAGCACGGCAACTACGTCAGCAGCGGCACCACCATCGCCAACGGCATTGACGCCGCGGTGCTGGCCTTCCGCACCCAGACCGGCCTGGACGGGGCCAAGATCAACGTGGCCCCGCGCTATCTGGTGGTCGGCCCGGCCAAGGAAGCCGAAGCCCGGCGCCTGCTGGCGACCATCAACCCGATCAAGGCCAGCGACGTCAACCCGTGGGCCGGCCAGTTCACCCTGATCGTGGACGCGGAAATCAGCGGCAACCGCTGGTTCCTGGCCGCCGATCCGGCCCAGGTGCCGACCCTGGTGTTCGGCTATGTCGGCGGCGCCCAGGGGCCGCAGATCAAGACGGAAACCGACTTCGACAGCCAGTCGGTCAAGGTCCGCGCCGGCCTGGACTTCGCCGCCGGGGCGATCGACTTCCGCGGCTTCACCCTCAACGCGGGCGCCTGATCATGACTGCCGTCGCCGAGTTGCAGGATATGCGGGCTGCCCTGGTTAAGGGTCTGGGCAGCCCGACCCTGACGGTCACGGCCGGCGGGGTGTCGCGCCAGTTCCGTAGCGTCGCCGAGATACGCTCTGCGATCGCCACCATCGATCAGGAGATCAAGTCGGCCGGCGGCGGCCAGCGGGTGAGCCTGATCCGGATCAATTCGAGCAAGGGACTTTGAGCCATGGCCAAGAACTACGTGGGCGATGACGACGTCGTCCAGATCACCAGCCCCAGCGGCGGCACCACCAGCGGCACCCCCCTTGTGGTGGGTGCCCTGTTCGGCGTGCCCCTGACCACCACTGCGGCCGGTGACCCGGTGGCGGTGGCGGTCGAAGGCGTGTGGGAACTGCCCAAGCTGTCCACGGCCGTGCTCTCGGCCGGCGCGAAAGTGAGCTGGGACGCCACCCACGGCTACATCAACACGCCCGGCACCGGCCTGTATCCCGTCGGTATCGCGACCGTAGCCGCCGGCAACGGCGTCACCACCGTCAAGGTTCGGCTCGACGGCATCGCTACCGCCGCGGCGTAAGGAATGGGTGCGCGGCCCATGCCTGCGGTTGGTCGCCGCCGGCTTCCCCGCGACGTGTCCAGCCGGCGGTGATGCGTTCAAAACAACACCGGCCCCCGGCCGCGGGGACCTCTGATTTCCGCGGCCGGCATCCCATTGTGGATATCGACTGCCCCATTGAAAATCCTCAAAGTCCGAATTCGGACTTTAGTGGAAAACAAGCGCTTATCGAAGTCAGACGGGGTGGGACCCATGACCGAGCTTGACGATTTGGCCGCCGACGTTCAGGCGGGCCTGGCCGATCTGGCGGGGCCGCTGGTGTACCGGGTGACCACCAACTTCACCGCCAAAACCACCGCCCTGGTCCCCGTCGGCGCAACCAGCGTCACCCTCGGCACCCTGCCGGCCGGCTTCGACCGCATCCTTGCCGGCGACACCGCGGTCATCGGCGGCGCCCCCCGCACCTTCACCGCCGACGCCCTGGCCGTGGCCGGCACCATCACCGCGTCGTTCACCCCGGCCCTGACCGCTCAGGTAGCCGCCAGCACCAGCGTCAGCGTGGTCCGGGTGACCGACACTGCCTGCCGTGGCTTCATGGAGCTGTTGGACACGTCCACCACCCTGGCCCCTGGCGTGGCCGTGAAGGACTGCCGCTATTCCGTTCTGGCCAACACCCTGCCGGTCACGCCCAAGGCTACCAGCGGGATCATGGTCGGGCCGGACGGCACGCCGCGGACGGTGAAGAATGCCGGGCTCGATCCGGCCGGGGCGGTGTGGGAGGTGTTGTGTAGCTGAAACCGATTAAGTTCTAACATAGTCTGATATGCTTACCCATGATCGATTTAGGCTCCCCAATGAGCACGCCAAATCAATGGATTGCTATCTGATTGGGTTTTGACCCTAAGTAACCTTTTGCCAGATATCAGCCAAACGTAGCGCCGTTTCGAATGAGCTTGCCTTGGCAAGAACGCTAATGCCTTGTCTTCCGGATTGCTCGGAAACCTCAAAAAGAAAGAAACCTTCAGTTCCTAAATGTTGAGCCGATGATTCCATTATCGCTTGACGGGACAGGGTGCCAACGTAGAGACTCCTACCATCTCCAATATCGATGCTGGCTAGGATGTCGTCCATGGCTCAGGTGCTCCCTCAACGTTCATCTCCACGCATTTCAGTAAATGAGCTTGCAAGGTTTATGGTTTCATCTGATACTGCCAGATTCGGCATTATTAAACGCGCCAAATGCCCACAATTACCACCGATCATTCGCTACAAAGACGTAAGACAACCTATTTGTGCGTTTCTATCAGATGCTCGACGAGATATAAAACCCCTAATCGTTGCTGAGCAAATGTTTAGGCAGAGGGCAGACGATGAGGCCGAGAGTTCACTTAGAAGGGACGACGCCAATCAGTCAATTGAAGTATTGCATTGCCTTCAACGTATGTCAAACCAGATCGGCGTTTTTGATTTTTACAAGGCACCCACGGAACAGCCAAAGCTAATTATAGCTGGAGTTGAGATATCGGTTCGAATTGACCTATTGGTTCATGGAAATAGTAGAGGTAAAATTCAGGTCGGGGGCGCTATACTGCGCATGACCCAAGACGATGCAGATACTAACGATGCTCGTGATCGTCGCCGAAATATGGGGCAATATGTAGCAACATTGGCAAAAATGCAAATTGAACAAAATATTTGCATAGACAGAGAGCTTGCCGGCAGGCTTTGTATGTCAATAGATATACAGCATGGAGAAGTTTTTGCTGCTCCAAATGCAATAGTCAGACGCACAAACGATATTGAGAATGCTTGCCGTTTCATTGCGGCAGCATGGGCTAATGTATAGCATAACGGTTTAATTGGCGGGATTTTTGTCAATTAATATCGTTACTGCACCTAATTTAGCTGACCTCACGGGCAATCTCTCCCTCTATCTTCGCGCTGGACGAACAAGCGCCCGGCCTGCATAGCCGCGGCCCGGCTGATGTAGCTGCCGCACTCGAAGCGCTGGCCGTCGAACGTCACCACCAGGGCGAATTTCTGGGGGACGAGTTCGGCAACCTGGATCTCGGACGGTGCGGGCTTCATTGCGTTTCGCTCGCTTCGTCCTGACGGCGGAGTCGCACCCCAGGCCCCTCGCCATTGCTGGCGATGAAGATCACTCCGGCCTGTTCCAGGGCTGTGCGGATGGCTGCCAGGGTGCGGGGATGCGGCTGGCGGGTTCCCGTTTCAAAATCCGCCAAGGTCCTGGGCGCGACTTCGGAAGCTGTGGCGAGATCGCGCTGCGACATTCCCAGCATGGCCCTTGCCCCCCGGCACTGCTCCGCAGTTATCGTCATTTTTGCTGCAACCTTGCATCGTGCCTGTTGATTATCGGCAGTTTCGCCGCTATGTTGCCTATTGCATGCAACATCGCAGCGAGAAAATCAACATGCCCCCCCTGACCCCCGCCACCATCGCCCGCCGCCGATTGCTTGGGGCTATCGCTGCCGCTCCTGCCGCCCTGGCCCTGCCGGCTGTTGCCGCGACCACTGACGACAGCGCCGTCCTCGCCGCCTTCCAGCGCTGGCTTGACGGTCACAACAGCATGCACGCGGCGGAAAGCGATAACGCCACCTGGGAAGCCTCTTACGACAGCTACCTCGCTGCCGTTTACGATGTCATGGAGCTACCCGCCGCCGGCGCCGTGGGCATGGCGCTTAAGGCTTACGTGGTCCTCAACGAGGAAATCTCGCAGGTCTGCGGCCCTGTTGGCCGTCATGGCGCTTCGCTGGTGCTGCCTACGGCCGATGACGCCGGCCCGCTGCCGGCCCGCATCGCTGCTGGTCTGTTCGATGGATGCTGCCGGATTGTCCCCGAGCTGCGCCGGTTTGCGAGTGCGACTCGGGCTGATGTGCTGACCCTGGCGGGTGAGGTGCGGTCATGAGCGACGCAACCACCAACCCCGCCCCGATCAGCACCCTGTCCCGCAAGCTGCTCAACATGGCCGACGAGCTGGGCGAGGCACGCCAGGGGATCAACGCCGCCTGGGACCTGGCCGTCAATTCCTCCGAGGGTGACGCCAGGTCGGTTGCCTGGATCCTGGACAAGGCCAGCGGCTACCTGGGCTCGGCCCGCGATCTTCTGGAGGAAGCGCGCGAGCTGGTGAACGCGCCCGGCCAGCTTGCCCAGCTTGAGGAACTGGCCGCTGCCAAAGCCAGAGCCGATGCCCTGGCCGAAGCTGTGGCGCTGGGCGATCCGTTCCCCCACATGGCGCAGACCGCGGTGACGGATGCGGCCGTCAACAACGCCGTGTGGGTTCTGGTGCGGTGCTGGCGTGGGCCGCTGCTGGACAACGCCCTGAAGGCGCTGGGGTTCGTGCGGACGCCGGCCGCGTCCTGATCGACACCAGCCCCGCCCTGGGCAACTGGGGCGGGGAACACCTGATAGACGGTGTTAGGCCCAAAAAGGCCCGTGCCTTGACAATAATCCTGATAGCTGATTAAATTCCTATTCAGGGGTGATCGCCTCAAGCGGTCACTTGAACAGCGTGTAGTCGTCAAACCGTTCCAGGATCGCAGCAAGATCAAAGACGGTTGAAACCTCACTCGGGGCAAAATTCGGCGCGTCAACGGATAGACAGGGAAGTTGTTGATCATCTTCAAACTCGAACACGCCAAAAACTGGCCCGGCGGCTTCATCGCTCCGGCGCGTGGTGCTGACCAGTTTGAACTTTGGGCGCTTTCCAGTCAACAGGATGTCCAAATTTGACAGCAGGTAAGAATGATCAAAGTCGCCGCCGCAACTCACTGGGACAGTATTAAGCGCCCCCATAATCGTATTGAAATACGATTCTCTCTGTGCTTCCGCCTCGCGACGGTAGCGAAAGATCAAAGGAGACGTTTTTTCAAGATCACCCGCGATAGAAACATAAGCACTCTTAAGAGCGTCACTGACAGCCTGGAGCGACAGAGCGGATTGGCTGGCCCTTGTGAGGATGACCGCTTCGATAACCGCCAACCCTGGGAACTCTCTACCTTTCCCGGCGCGAGGCTCTTGCATCCATGGGCACGCCCACAACTTCCGAACATTCCAATTTCGTTGAACATCACTGGTGCAATGGCCACCCGTGAAGCGTTCGACATCCTTGGTCGAGAACGTCTGACGCTCAAGAAAATTGGCTACCGCGCTGACCTTCATCCCCATGACCGCCCCCCATGGTGCCGATACATGAAACCCGTCGCTAGATGTTGACACAACACACCAGCCGGCATATGTAAGCGATCGACGCGGCGTGAGTTGTTATCACGGCGCATAACATAACCGCAGGGGACCACGGATGCAAGGGGTCCAGCAGCGTTTGATCCGGGCCGCGGAAGTGCAGCGACGGGTGGATTACTCCGCCATGCACCTCTGGCGTCTGGAAAAGGCGGGAAAATTCCCGAAGCGGATCAAGATCGGCCCGAACTCGGTCGCCTGGGTCGAAGCCGAGGTTGACGACTGGATCGCGGCGCGGATCGCGGCCAGCCGGGGGGAGGCCGCATGATCGCCGCCGAAGCCCTCACCGCCGCGTTGAGGCTGGCTGCCCAGGGGCTGCCGGTCTTCCCGTGCCTGGAAAGCAAGGCCCCGGCGTGCCCGCGTGGTTTCCAGGATGCCAGCGCTCATTTGGGACAGGTGCGGCACCTCTGGCGCCGCTATCCCGGCCCGTTGATCGGCGTGCCGACCGGCCCGGTTAGCGGCTTCGACGTGCTGGATCTCGATCCGCGCCATGGTGGCGATGTCTGGCTGAACCAGAACCGCCACCGGCTGCCGGCAACCCGTGTTCATGGCACCCGGAGCGGTGGCGAACACTGGCTGTTCCAGTGCAACCGCAATGTCCGCAACAGCGCGGGCCGGATCGGCCCCGGCGTCGACGTCCGGGCCAGCGGGGGGTATGTCGTGTGGTGGCCGGCGGCGGGCAGCCCGGTACTGCCCGCGGCACCGATCGCCCAATGGCCCGACTGGCTGCTTTCAGCGGCCTTGCCGCCACCGGTGGAACCGCTGCCGGCCGCGCCCATGGTCGAGCTGAGCGGTACTCGCCTGGAACGTTACGCCCTGGGCGCCCTGAAGCGCGCTGCCGAGCGGATCGCCACCACCGGCGAGGGTGGCCGTAATCAGGCCCTCAACGCTGCCGTCTACCACCTGACGCGCCGCTTTGGCGCGGTGCTCGGCCCTCAACGGATTGCTGATGTCATGGCCGCTGCCGCGCTGGCCGCCGGGCTGGATCGGAAAGAAGTGATCGCCACCCTGACCAGCGCCCTGCGCGCGGGCGGTGCGAAATGACGGCGAGGGTTTTCCGTATGGCTGAAGATGCCGTTGCTGCCGCGGAAGAAACCGCCGCAGTGAATGAGCCGCCGCGGCCGTTGTCGCGAGAGTTGCCGCCCGCCGACCCGTTTCCCGCCGCCGCCCTGGGCTCGGTCCTCGCCGCCGCGGCCACCGCCATCAACGACAAGGTTCAGGCCCCGCTGGCGCTGTGCAGTCAGTCGGTGTTGGCAGCGGCAACGCTGGTGGTTCAGGCTCATGCCAATGTCGTGCTGCCCCATGGCCAGCCCCGGCCGCTCTCGGGCTATTTCCTGACCGTCGCGGCCACCGGTGAGCGCAAATCCGCTGTTGATGGTGAGGCCCTGTGGCCGGTCAGAAAGCGCGAGGCAGCCCTGCGGGAGCGCTACGCCAACGACCTGCCGGGCTATGAAAATGACCGGCTCGCCTGGAACAAGGCCCGTGACGCGGCGATCAAGCGCAAGAAGGAAGATCGCCACGGGATCAAGGCCGCTCTCGATGCCCTCGGGCCAGCCCCGATAGCGCCGCTGGCGCCGATGCTGACCTGTACCGAGCCGACGATTGAGGGGCTGGCGAAACTGTTCATGGTCGGGCAGCCGTCGTTGGGCATCTTTACCAGCGAAGGCGGCCAGTTCATCGGCAGCCATGCGATGAACGAAGAACGCCGCCTGTCGACCGCGACCGGCCTGTCGCGCCTGTGGGATGGCGACCCCCTGGACCGGGTGCGGGGTGGTGACGGCTCGGCCATTCTGCCTGGCCGGCGCCTGTCCATGCACTTGATGCTTCAGCCCGGCGTGGCCGCCGGGATGCTCTCGGACGCGATGTTGCTCGATCAGGGGTTGGCGTCGCGGTTGCTGGTCACGGCCCCCGACATGGCCAGCGGCACCCGCTTTCAGCGTGACCCGGCCCCTCAGTCCGATCTGGCGTTGAAGCAGTTCGGCGCGCGGCTCTTGGATGCCTTGGAAGCGCCCTTGCCGCTGGCCGAAGGCAAGACGAATGAACTGGAGCCGCGCCCGCTGCCGCTCGCCCCCGAGGCGCGAGTCCTCTGGCGCGGGTTTGCCGACCACATCGAGGGCCTGATCGGTCCTGAGGGGGAACTGGCGCCGATCCGCGGGCTGGCCAACAAGCTGCCGGAACATGCGGCCCGGCTGGCCGCGGTCCTGACCCTGGTGGATGATCTGGCCGCCCCGGTGGTGCCGGCCCGGCAGATGGCCGCTGGGGTGGAACTGGCGCAGCACTACGCCGCCGAAGCCATGCGCCTGTTCGCCACCGGGGCGGTTAACCCCGACCTGGCCTTGGCCCAGAAGCTGCTGAACTGGATCAAGGCTTCCTGGAACGAGCCGGCAATCTCGCTGTGCGAAATTTACCGCCTCGGCCCGAATGCCGTTCGGGACGCGGCAACCGCCCGAAAGCTGGTCGAGATCCTGGAGGGCCACGGCTGGCTGAGGAAATCCCGCCGCCCGATCGAGGTTGCCGGCCAGCGACGCCGCGACGCCTGGTTCATTGTGCGGGAGGGCTGAGGATGCCCACGCCATTTCCGCGCTTTGACGTTGCCGCCTTCCTTGAAACGGGCGGCAACCCGGCCGCGGCATCACCCCCGCGGGTTCCCGATCCAAGGACGCCAGGAACGCCAACGGAACACTTTCGCAACTTTCGCAGCTTTCGCAACAACGCCGCTTCGAAACAAAAACGGCCCACAGCACCGAAGGCGCCTCCTCCCGCATGGCTGGACGAGATTGAACTCCTGCGCCAGATGAACCCGCCGGCCGGGGTTCAGCCGGGCCAGTGGCCAGGGCTGCTGTTCGCGGTTGATGTGATGTCTGCCGTTTGGCTGACCAAGGCGTCAGTGCTGGGCTGGTCTGTGGTCGAGGTGTTCGGCGTGCAGTCGGGCCGGACCTATCCGCTGTCGGTTGAGGGGGGACTGGTGGTCGAAGCCGCGCGGCATGACGCCGACGTGATCCTGATCACCGACACCGAGGCCATGCTCCGGCGTCGCGACGGCTCGGGCACTCGGGTTGTCCGCCGTGCGTCGCTGCCGGCCGAGATGGTCCCGATTTGGCAATTACCCACAGGAGGGAAATAGGCATGTTCGGCATTGAGGCAGCACTTGAGGGAAGGCTTGGCCGCGATCCGGAAATGAAGATGGTCAAGGGGGGAACTATGGCGATGGTTAGTCTTGCCATTGCCGTTGATGAGTTCACCAAGACCGGAGAGCAGCCAAAATCAACCTGGGTCAACGTCAAGTTGTTCGGCGACAAGGCCACAGCAGCGGCTGAAAATCTGGCCAAGGGTGACCGCTGCTATGTGGAAGGCAAGCTGAGCCTGGACTCCTGGACCGGCAAGGATGGTCAAGAGCGGCACGGGCTGTCGATGCTGGCGAATGTCGCCCAGCCGCTCGGCAAGATCGGGCAGCGCCGGCCGAAGGCTGATCGGCAGCAACGGCCAACCGGTGAACGCCTCGCCGCCGGGGCACGAGCACAAGCACCGTTGGAACCGCCGCCGCATGAGCAAGACGACTTTGATCAGGCCATCCCGTTTTGAGGGGGAAAGCGGTAGTGAATTTCGAACGACTCTCAAAGGTTTTGGCGCTGGCAGAAAGCCCGAACGACCATGAGGCCCTGGCAGCCGTGCGCAAGGCGGCTGCTATCGCTCGGGCTGCTGGCATGAGCCTAGAGCGGATCGCGTAAAA